AATATTAAGAGCATTGCCACATAGCACAGATGCTGATCTAAAAATTCTCATAGGGCGCTTAACACTCAACATGTATGGTGCTGAAGTCAGTGAACAGTGTGCGGATTATGTGATTCTAGAACGAAAACGCCGTGAAGCTATCGCCATTTAAATCAAACTCAGGCCACGGACGGCCACAAAAACACGACACAGAGGTAATACAAAATGAAACATTGGGAACTTGAAATAAACGGCGAGCATATCCGCGCAGAGTGGAATGAGGCAGCAACCTTTAATATGCAATCGCCTATTGGTGGGCAGTGGGTTGACTACCATTGCTTCACAGTCTACGGTATAGAGTCAGAACAGGAGGCGCTAGAATACATAATGCAGGAAATACAGGAGCAGTTGGAGGAAGATACATCATTATGGGAAGAGGAAGCATTGGAGCAATAGAGCAATGAGTAAATCAGAATTTATAGAGCTATGCGGTTTTTATTCCATAGATCCACAAATAGCACTTGAAAGCGCGGAACTGTGTGAGGCCCTACGATCTCGCGATGCGGTTGAAGCTAAACGTATACTCAGGGAAGATTTTTAAAATAGTTGATTTATCATAGCCATTGGCATACAGTGGCTATTATTAAACCAACTAAACCAATAGAGGTAGTACAAGATGAAAATTAAACAGATAGCTAGTAACATGACTGAGTTAGACCTAGGCTTTGCACAAGTATTTTTTAGCTATGAGACACCAGTAGCTGCAAGGTTGACTGATGGCTCGCTAGTACGCACAGCAGAGCGTTACAGCGTCACCACCACAAAGCATATCAACAAGTGGCTGGATGGCTGTGAGGCGCTTACAGTGTCACAGGATCGCATTGATTGCCTGTTGACTTCAACCAGTGAATGTGATCCAGACTATAGCGAGGCGGCATAATGAAAACTAAAGGCGAAGTGATTAGATTTAAACTAGAATTTATGTTGATGATGTTGTCAGCGGATAGGCTTAAGGAAGGCAATAAAGCACTAAGCGAGGCACTGGAAATATGTGATACCATAACGGAACAAATGCCAGAGGAGGCGGCATAATGTACAGGGTCTATTACTATACGTTTGATTATAGCAAATACTATGCTACAATGGCAGAGGCACATGCAGCAGGTCGTGCCTCTGGATTTGAAGAGTACACTATTACGAGGGTTAAATAATGATAAACCACCCATATAAAGTAGGACATGTTACAAAGGAATTAGAGAGGCGCAAACGCGCAGAGTCCAGACAATTTATCCTCTATGGTGTGCTATTGTTTGTTGGATATGTTATGGTGGGCACACTTGAATATGGGAGTTTAGTACAATGAAAGATCCAGATTGGCATCACGGGCCGCAAGATGAAGATGACGAGGATACAGCGGAACAATGGGAGATTGACGAGGCCACAGCAGATGATCAGGGCGATGATCAATGGCTAGACGATAACGAGAAAGCGTATATTGCAGGCTTTAAGGCAGGCTCTGAGCAACAGACTGAAGGACTATCAGCCTATGATAGAGGCGTTAGAGCAGGCATAATTCATAACAGCGGAGGCAATAACTAATGAGAATATTTAATAGGACATTATCAGTAGAACTAATAAACGGGTGCGGCGTATTCCTTGAGATTGCCGACAGCAGAGCAGTATGGGTTTATAATACAGAGACAGAAAGAACCTTTGCTATGCCCTTTGAAGGCGTGTTATTGCACTTACCTTTCCTTCTAATCAGCTATGGCCGTGTATATGAGGAAGTTGAACAATGAGTAAAATAAAAGAGAACCTGTTAGGCTATGATCACGAGCCTAGTGACTGGATAGATGAGTCAGCCCATGTAATGGTTGACGAACTGATTGAGTATCAAGTATACTGTATGACGTTATCAGAACTGACAGCACGAGTAGTTAAACAGATGCGAGATGAATACTATAGTAACTCGTATGACGAAATGACCAAACAATATAATGAGGCATTCCCCAATGAGTAGATGTAAAGCATGTGACGTTATCCTAAACGATTATGAATTGAAGAGAATAGACCACCAGACAGGTCATCATCTTGACCTATGCAACGAGTGTGCTGCATACTCTAATGACGCAGTATTGGACGAGGTAAATAAAATATTTGATAATTTAAGCAGTAATGAGATTGACAGTATGATTAATACTTGATATAATACTCATGTAGTTAAGGGAAATGTTTTAGAATTAATCTTTAAAGTTTAACCAAACGATACTTAAGTAGTATCAAACCACAACCAAGAGGAAATACCATGGCAGTAGTAGAAGGCACAATTGCATTTGAGAACCTAGAAACCCACGAGATGTATCAGGGTCAATCCACAGGCAAATACTCAGTTGTCATCAGCTTAGACGACAACACAGCGGATCAGCTAGCGGGTCTAGGTGTCAAGCTACGTGAGTACGAGGGCACAAAGCAACGTAAGTTTAGTACCAAGTATGATGTACCAGTGATGGACGCAGAGGGTCAGCCGTTTGCAGGACGCATTGGGCGAGGCTCTAAGGTGCGCTTACTGTGGGCAGAGGGTCAGCCACATCCAGTCCACGGTACAGGGACTTACCTTAATAAGATCAAGGTGCTTGAGGTAGCAGAGCAGGGAGAAGGGGAGGACTTCTAGTGACACAACCAGAGTCAACCTTTGTTCAACATGAGCCATGCCCATCGTGTGGCTCATCTGACAATCTGGCTCGCTATAGTGATGGACATGCAGTCTGCTTTTCTGGGGGCTGCAACTATTACGAACACGGCAAGGGTCAGGTAGGTCAAGCAGTACAACGTAAACCAGCGAGGTCATTAGAGATGACAGGTGTAGTAGCAGCGATACCCGACAGGCGTATCAATCAGGAGACAGCGAGGCGTTACGGTGTCACTGTAGAGTATGGCGTAGACGGTAAGATAACCAAGCATCACTACCCCTACTATGACAAGGACACAGGCACTGCGACAGGTACTAAGGTACGTATCGTAGATAACAAATCATTCTATGCAACAGGAGGTTTTGACAATGCGGGTCTCTTCGGCCAACAGGCGTTCAAGAGTGGCGGTAAATACATCACGGTCACAGAAGGCGAGGCGGACGCACTTGCTGTCAATGAAATGTTTGATGGGAAGTGGCCAGCAGTCAGCATCAGATCAGGAGCTGCAGGAGCAGCCAAAGACATCAAAGCAAACCTAGAGTGGCTTGAGACCTTTGACAACGTGGTCATCTGCTTTGACAGTGACAAGGCTGGACAGGAAGCAGCCAAGTCAGTGCTTGATCTGTTCACACCTAACAAAGCTAAGAACGTAACACTCCCTATGAAGGACGCAGGGGATATGCTTAGAGACCGTAAGGTGCAGGACTTTGTTAAGGAGTGGTGGAACGCTAAAGCATACCAGCCGGACGGTATCGTGGCGGGCAGTGAGACATGGGATATGATCATCAAGCAGTCCAATGTCAAGTCCATTGACTACCCGTGGTCATGCCTCAACGAGTACACCCACGGCTTCAGGTCTAAAGAGTTAGTGACTATCACATCAGGGTCAGGCATGGGCAAGTCACAGATCGTCAGGGAGCTAGAGCATTACCTGCTAGGCGCAACGGAAGACAACATAGGTATCTTAGCACTGGAAGAGGACATCCCCAAGACAGCGTTAGGTATCATGTCCATTGAAGCCAACAAGCAGCTACACTTAGACAAGACCGTGACTCAGGAAGAGAAGAAGGGATACTGGGATAGGACGATGGGATCAGGACGTATCTATATGTTTGATCACTGGGGCAGCACGAGCGAGGACAACCTGCTAGGACGCATACGCTACATGGCCAAAGGATTGGACTGCAAGTGGATCATCCTAGACCACCTGAGTATTGTTGTCAGCGATCAGGACAACAACGATGAGCGTAAGGCTATCGACAGTATTATGACCAACCTCCGCAAGCTGGTTCAGGAGACAGGTGTAGGGCTATTCCTAGTGTCACACCTTCGCAGACCTAGCGGCGCTAAAGCACACGAGGACGGCGGTAAGATAAGTCTGGGAGAACTAAGAGGTTCGGCGGCGATAGCTCAACTTAGCGACATAGTTATTGGTTTAGAGCGTGATCAACAACACGCAGACCCTGAGATACGCAACACAACCTGTGTCCGTGTGTTAAAGAATAGGTTTGTGGGCTTGACAGGGCCTGCCTGTTACCTGTATTATGATAAGGTGTCTGGTCGAATGATAGAGACCAGTTGTCCTACCGGAGATGATGCGGAGTTTTAAATGAAACAGATTGTATTTGACATTGAGGCTAACGGTTTTGAACCTGATACATTATGGTGTATCGCAGCTTATGAGTTAGACAGAAAGCAAATGTCATGGTGGGTAGGTGATGACATGCTGGCATTCAATGACTGGATCAAGGGGCATGGAGACTGTGAAGTGATAGGCCACAACATACTTGGCTATGACATACCAGTCCTAGAGAAGCTACTAGGTACAGACTTTAGCAAATGCAAAGTAACTGACACGCTAGTGATGTCAAGACTAGCTAACCCACAGCGACACAACGGACATTCCCTAGAGAACTGGGGTACTATACTGGGGCAACCCAAAGGAGACTACAGTGATTTTACTACGTATTCGCCTGCTATGCTGGACTATTGCAAGCAGGACGTTAGCGTTAATGTGCTGGTGTACCAGAGATTACTTCTTGAGCTTGCAGATTTTGGAGCTGAAAGCATTAGCTTGGAACACCAAGTACAAAGCATTATACTACAGCAAGTTAAAGCAGGATGGCTCTTAGATCAAGAGAAAGCATTCCTATTATTAGCGGAACTAAAGGAGAAAAAGTATGACCTTGAAGACGAAGTGCATAAGACTTTCAAACCGTTACCAACATTTGTCAAAGAGATTACACCCAAGATTAAGAAAGATGGTACGTATTCGGTTGTTGGGCTTAAGTTTCTAGGTGATGACTGGGACACAGCGGTAGCACCATTTAGCCGCATTGACTTTCCAGAGTTTAACCTTGGATCACGACAGCAGATAGGGAGATACCTGCAATACTTTGGCTGGAAGCCTAAGAAGTTTACTGAGACAGGACAGGCCATCGTAGATGAGGCAGTGCTGAGTACAGTGACGGGCATACCACAGGCTTCACTGATAGGTGAGTACCTTATGATACAGAAGCGTATCGCACAGGTACAAAGCTGGGTAGAGGCAGTTAAAGAGGACGGTAGAGTACATGGGTACGTCAATCCTAACGGCGCTGTAACAGGCCGTATGACACACTCTAGTCCTAACATGGGGCAGGTTCCAGCGGTATACTCACCTTACGGCAAGCAGTGTCGTGACGTGTGGACTGTACCGGAGGGTTACAAGCTAGTAGGTATGGACGCTAGTGGCTTGGAACTACGGATGCTTGCACACTACATGAACGATGAGGCATACACTAATGAAATACTCAACGGAGATATTCATACGGCAAACCAGTTGGCTGCGGGCCTTGAAACTAGAGATCAGGCAAAGACTTTTATATACGCTTTCCTTTATGGGGCAGGAGATGCCAAGGTCGGAAGTATCGTTGGAGGAACTAAGCGTGATGGTAAGAGACTTAAGGAAAAGTTCCTCGCAAATACGCCAGCTCTTGGACAGTTACGAGAACGAGTTGGAGTGGCGGCTGGAAGAGGCTTTGTTTATGGACTGGATAGGAGAAGGGTGTCCATACGATCAGAACACGCTGCATTGAATAGCTTACTCCAGTCAGCCGGTGCGATTGTTATGAAGAAAGCATTGTGTTTACTGCATGAGTATGCTATACTATGGGGTATAGACTTTAACATTATAGGAAACATACACGATGAAATCCAGACAGAGGTCAGACAAGAGAAAGCAGAGGTTTTCGGAAGGCTTGCAACCAGTTGTGTCGAAGCAGCAGGACTGCACTACAAACTCAACTGCCCCCTTGCGGGAGATTACAAAGTTGGAAACAGTTGGGCAGACACCCACTAACAAGAACTGTATTTATGAGGATGGTGAGTGGTGGTACGTAGGTCAAGCAGATGGAGGTAGACGTAGAGTTAAATCTCACAATAAAAAGAATACCTCCAGAATGTTTGTCAATGGTAAGTATGTGCCCAAGACACACCCACTGTACAAAGCAGGACGTTACAAAGGGTTTGAGGATGCAGCCTTTAGTTCCTTAGAGAACTTCAAGGACAACCCACAGGGTCAGGTGTACGTTATTGCTAACCCTGCGTGGAAAGACTGGGTTAAGGTAGGGATGGCAGTGGACGCAACGGATAGAGCAGGTAACTACCAGACATCTTCACCTTACAGGGACTATACGTTGTTGTATACCTACGATGTAGACGACAGGAGAGCAGCGGAGTCAGCAGCACACACAAGATTAGCAAAGGAATGTGACAACATCAACGAGTGGTTCAGGTTGCCACCGGAAACTGCTAATGACCTGATACTAGAGGTGATACATGAATACTAATAAAACAACGGACAATGTAGTACAGGACATCTACGCACTGATGGAAAGCAAGGACGCTGACCCATCTGTAGATGTAGAGGCAGAGATAGAGAAGTTCGGTGAA